ATCATCTTAATAGAATGCGAGAATACAATAGAAAAAATAAAGAACTTGTAAATGAAAGAAATAGACAAAGATACAAGAATATGGTTGAAAATGATGAAAAACATCAGAAATATTTAGAAAAAAGACGAGAAGTATATAAGCGAAAAAAAATGAAAAATAACCAACAGGAACAAACCGAAGCAGTAGAACATGAATCTAACGAATAATAATCATATCAATTAACATTTTAATTAATATGTTTAATCCTCATCATTCCAAACATTAGAAGTTCTCACATATTTAATTAAGGGTTTATTATGATATGTTTCATAACTTACATTATTAAAATTTTGTGAATAATCTATTTCTCTGTCTATAGATTCATTGTATTCCTCAGGAGGAGTATAATATTCATTACTCATTGTGAATGTAGTTTTAATGTAATTAATCAAACATGCTTCAAATAATTCAGATTCTTTTTGTTCATTTCCATATGATTCATCATCATTGAATGGATTAATTGTATTTGCTAATACATATTGATATCTTGCGGTATCTGTTAAAAAATGTTTTTTATTTGGAATATCATATAATTGTTTCATTACTTCATTATTTATATCATCATTTTTGACTAAATTATTAATTGATTCATTGAATGTTTCCCATAAAATGTTAATGTATGGTTTGATGTAATCAATTAATTCTACTCGATTTACTTCCATCCATTCTCCATCATTATCAAAATCTAAAATTTTAAATGTCGTATTTCTTTGATTAGTGCAAATAAATGGAATATGTCTATAATTCACATTTGACAATAAACTTTTAAAAGCATCTTCATAAATAATATTTTGATTTCCTCTCATATATTTACCAACCCATTTACCCTCCATTTCTAATATTGATAAGTTAGATGGAAGCATTACATTACGATTAATTCCATCATCATCAGTATAATTATAATACTTGATAAATTTGTTATATTTCGAATTTCTACATAATTTTTTAAATTTATTTTGAAACATTAAATGTTTTTTATCTCTATAATTATTTACATCTCTATCCATTCTAATCACAGATTCATTTTCATAATTCTTTGGTGATTTTTTAGTTTTTTTTGGTTTTTGAATTTGTATTTGATTTTCTAATTTTTCTAATTTTTTTAATATTTCTAGTTCAATTTTATTTTCAAGAACTGGTTCATCAATGATAATTTTTGGTTCTTCAATCTGAACCTTAGATAAAATTAATTTCTTTTTTGGTTTTTCAACTATAGGTTCAATTACAATTTGAATATTTGGTTGTTCAATAATTTGTTTTGGTTGTTCAATTATTTGTTTTGGTTGTTCAATAAATTGTTTTGGTTGTTCAATATTTTTTATGTTATCATACATAAATTCTCGTATTTCATCAATTTTATTTCTTAAATTAACGATAATTTCATCATTTGATTTTTCTTTATCACATTCAAATTTAACTTGATTTTCAAATTGTTCTAACATTTTTTTGTCTTTAATAATTTCAATCATATCTTGTATTTGACAATTCAAATCATGTATAATTTTCTCTTCTAACATTTTTTTTTGATACTTGAGAGTTTCATTGTCATTTTTCAATGACTCTAATTGTTCATCATTTTTTGAATTATCTTCATTCAAATAATTAATTTCTTGTTGTAATTCTTCCTTTTCTTGTTTTAATAATTCAACATTATCTTTCAATAATTCATTTTCTTCTTTAAGTTCATTAATTTGTTTCTCATACATTTCTTTTAATTCTTTAATTTGTTTCTCAAAATCATTTTCAGTTACACTTTCGTTATCAGATTCATATTCAATAGTAAATTCAGAAATGATAGTTTCATCATCAGAACTATTTTGAACTGGTAATTCAGCAACAACTACATTAATCTTTGGTGTTCTTGGCTTACGTGTCTTTGGCTTTGGTTCATCAATGCTTGAAGTTTCTTCTCCATTAGATTTCTTAATATGTTTCTTTGAGACCATATGACGAGTAAAATTAGGTTTTCTATCAGTACAATAGGCACAGCATTCGCAAGAATATTTTTGGGCAACTTCCTTAATGTTAGACATTTTATATAATAGGTTGAGAAAAAAACTTTAAGTTCTTTTTCTAAAATATATATTTTGAGAAATTGAGAATTTGAATATAAAGAATTGGAAAATTAGAAAATAAGAAAATAAGAATATTGAATAATTAATAATTCCTAAATGTTTAACTAAAGTTAAGGTTTTTAATATATTTTTTATAAGATTTGTAAATGAAAAAAAAAAAATGTTGTTGTTGTTAAAAAAAAATTCTAAGAACAACAATTTTTTTTTTTTATTAAAAAGGATTGAATTTTTTCATTGAATTTGCTTAACTTTGGTTAAATATTTATACTTTTTTATATAATATGTTTATACTTTTTATATAATATGTTTACTCAATTACTCATTTTACTCATTTTTTTACTCAATTACTCATTTTACTCAATTACTCATTTTACTCAATTACTCATTTTACTCATTTTTTTACTCAATTACTCATTTTTTTACTCAATCACTCAATTACTCAATTACTCATTTTACTCAATTACTCAATTACTCAATTACTCAATTTACTCAATTACTCAATTACTCATTTTACTCATTTCCTTAATTTGTCATATTATATAAAAATATGAATAACCCAGTTTAACCCAGGTTTTTTAATTTTAGGGTTTTACTATAACTATAATATTTTTATATGAATAATAATTATATGATAGACATAGTAGAAATAAAATCTTTAATTTTAAATGACCTCATAGATAAAAGAGCAAAAAAAAGATTTTATAACCAAACACAGAAGCTAAGAAATAAAGAAAAAAAGAGACAAATGATAGAACAAATTAAAAAAGAGCGTCAAGAGAATTCGCTAATTTTTAACCAATTTTAATCTAAACATTAATTAACTAAACATGAATCTTAAGGAAGAATTGAAAAAACTTCGCCCAAACTTATCTGATGGATCAATTAAAACATATTCATCAATATTAAGAAATTTACATAAAAAAGTGTTTGAAAATCAAGAAATAGAAAAATCTAATTTTGATAAATGTAACAAAGTTTTAGAACATCTCAAAGATATGCCTCCAAACAAACGCAAGACAATTCTAAGTGCTTTAGTTGTTTTGACAGATAAAGATGAATACAGAAATGTTATGAATGGTGATGTGTCAGATTATAATAAGGAAATTGATAAACAAGAAAAAACTGAGACACAAAGAGAAAATTGGATTGAGACAGATGAAATTAGAGAGGTATTCAATCGTTTAGAAAATGACGCAAAGATTTTATTTAAGAAACAAAATAAAACTAATGCTGATATTCAACAAATTCAAAATTACATTATAGTTTCATTACTTGGTGGTATATTTATTCCTCCAAGACGTAGTTTAGATTATTGTTCCATGAAAATTAAAAATATCAATAAAGATGAAGATAATTACATAAACAAAAACAAATTTGTTTTTAACAAATATAAAACTGCAAAGACATATGGACAACAAGATTTAGAAATTCCTCAACAACTTAAAAATATTTTGAATAGATGGATCGCTATAAATGATGGTGAATACTTATTGAGGGATAAGAATGGAAATCAAATGACATCTACGAAATTAAACCAATACATGAATAGAATTTTTGGAGGAAAGAAGATTGCTGTGAATTCAATGAGACATACTTATTTAACAGATAAATATAAAAAGACAAGTGAAGAAACTAAAAAATTAGAAAAAGATATGAGTGATATGGGAAGTAGTACTAATATGGCTGATACGTATATTAAGCTGAAATAATCAATAATTAAAGTTTAACTAATTATTATATAGGGTCATAATTAAGTTAAACATTAATAACCAATGCCGACCATTCATAAATGTAATAAAATTAACCAAAATTAAAGTTTAACTTATTAAAAATCTATCTAAACCATATTTAAACCTTAATAAAATCGATTTTATTAAGGTTTAACTACACGGAACCCCTTGGAATTGTTAGTTAAACCTTAATTTTAGTTAATCTTCTTACATTTATGAATGGTCGGCATTGGTTATTAATGTTTAACTTAATTATGACCCTATATAATAATTAGTTAAACATTAATTATGTTTAATCTTCATCTTCTCCATCTAATCGTTCCATCTCAATCATTAAAATGTAGTCACTTGTTCCTCCATATAAATTTTGAGAGACTGCACTTCTTAAAGTTACTCTAATTTCAAAACCTGGTTTATAATTCCAATAGAAGCATGTATTATCATTTGGTCCTGAAAAATAATACGAGGTTGTATTCGCAGTATTCACGAATTGCCTTGCTGGTCCTAAACAATATGAAATTTGATTTCCACCAGTTGCATTCACAGAATATGCTTGTTGAGAAGTTGATGTTCTCAAATAAATAGTTGGGTACACGTTAAATGCCCCAGTCGCTTCTACCCCACTTTTATAGCTCCATCTACATCTATAATTACCTGATGGAATATTTGTATTATTCATCAAATAAGATTGGTCATTAACACTTGTAAATCTTTGATAGTAATCTGAACTATTTATAACTAAAACAAATTTATCCATATTCACCATTATATATCATACATTGATAAAATAATTACATAAATACGCTTCCTATTTCTCTACCTGTTTTTTCAATTTCTTTTCCACGTTGTTGAATATCTTTAATATTTTCTAATTGTTTATTTACTCCTCCCTTACGATATTTACTCAAATCACTTGCTTCAGATATTTGTCCTGCTCCTTTTGCTCCAAGACGAGAAGCGGTAGACAATGCTCCTGCTCCTGATGCTATAACAGAACCAAAAGGTAATGTTTGAGTAATAGGATTGGAAGCAATTTTACCTGAAATTTTAGATACTTGTCCTAAAACATTCTGTGCTTGTCCTGCTCCTTTTGATATTTGTTCAGCAATTCCTGGACCTTGTTCCTTAACCATCTTAGCAACTCCTGATGCTTTTTTAAATACATCTTCTCCTACATCAGAAGCCTTCTTAAAAATATTTGACGCTCCTCCTACAGCTTTCTTGAAAATGTTAGGTGAAATTTTCATAACTATATAACATATTAAGTCAAAAAAAATGATTTCAAATAATATTTAATCTTCCTTTATGATTATTTCGTCCCAGTTTTTAAACATACGCCCATTATCAGAATTAATGTATAAAAATGTATGAGGTTTATCATAAACCATTTTTGCTACATCATTTATCAATTCTTTATTTTGTTCTTCTAAAATTTCATCAAATATTTCTGTTAATGCTTTTTTATTAACTTTGAATATAAAGAAATTTGTAAATAATCTTCTCATCTCACGACTTACTGAATAAAATGTTTGAACTAAAAATATAACTGATATTCTCATATGCCTACGATTCATCATCAATTCATTGAATAATTTCAATGTATCTTTATTTTTTAAATATGCTCCCATATCATCAAAAATTAAGCAAAATTTTAATTTTGTTTTTAGTTCATTATCATTTTCTTCTTTACACATTTCAATCACATCATTCAAATTATCATAATTTAACTCATCATAAATTCTTTCTTCATTTAATTGATTTAATGCACCATCTAACATACTATCTCTAGATCTTGGAGGACAAAATAAATAAATTTTGGA